CGAACTGTACCAACTCATGGATCACCCTCCCGCCGTTTCTGTATACTCGATACTTAGCACGAGCACCGCAAGCCCCAACGACGGCCGATCCAATTCGTGACCGTCGAAACTGCTTGCACTGATCTCAATGTCCCGCACGTTTCCGCCGAGACTACGATCCGCCTCAAGTGCCCGCATGATATCGTCCTGTAGGTCCAAGGCATCGAGAAGTGCTGTTCCTGGCGCGCTGGATGTCGCGGCACACCACGCCTCCACCTGAACGCTCATTGTCCGATCGTAGCGCGTGAGAACCGTAGTTCCACCGGCCTGTGTCGTCGTCACTCCATTCGGATAAATGTACGCGCACGGAATCCGACCGGGCGCAAAGCTTTCACCGATCACCACTTGATCCGACCCAGACAGATCCGACGTGAAAGAACCCGACCCGTTGACGTTACCGATCTGCGTTTTGATCTGGTTCAGGATGGTGCGTTCAAGTGCCAAGGTTCACACTCCGGAGCGCCTCGCGGAGGTGCCTTGTCATAACTTCCGGGGCTATGCGCGCACCATCGTCCCGGCCTGGTTTTAAATATGGCCTTTTAGGAATGACAATTGGCTTCCTTAAAGCTTTTCCGCGCCGGATTGTAATTTCTCCACCCAATTCATGAATCCGGGCATAACGAACGATAGCGCCACCCGCTGATCCGCCCGCTTGTATGGTCGCACGCACTCCGCCGCGTATCTGCTTCACGTTAAATTTAATGGATTGTCTGAGTTTGCCGGTTCTAACATTCAATAGACGCGTCGAACTACCGCCACCGGTCACGCGCTTGTTTGCTATTGAATGCATATGAATAGCGATCTCGTTTGCCCCTCCGAGGATAGCGTCACCCATCGCGCCCGTCCTGACGGCTTCCTTCAGCCTGTCGCGAAACTCTTCAATCGTCATGTCTGCCATCAGCCAACCCACAGAGCGCCGGCTTGCCGATATGGCGCAAGCGCTTGTTTGACTTCGGGTAGCAAATCTAAGCCCATTACCGCAACGGATCCGCCGCCTTGGTTTACGTTTGTGCGGCCTACGTGGTCCCGACCTTGGAACCAGTGCGATACCTGAAGCCCGGCCGCGTGCTTGATGTCTTCAGGTATGGTTGAGAAGCCGACCACGTAAACAACTTTGATCGCGCGTCGTTCCTTGCCCCAAAATCCATGCAAGCTGTCGTCTTTCAAACGGATCAGAAACTCGTCCCCGTAGACCTCGTAATCGCTGGCAGCTACCAGATCGGCCGATGAATACAACCGATCGTCGCTGTCGTGTATGGACGTGACCGAAAGGATCGGCCCGTATGGTACATGCAACTCTTGACCACCGGGCCCGTCAAGGTACAGCGTGATCGTTGTATCTTCCAGTGTAGCAACACCCCCGGCCGTAGCTGGGGGAAGTCCGACGTAAGCAGCAAACAAAGCATCCGCACGGCTGATCAGGGTCGACAGTGTGCTGTCTTCCCCGGTGCCGGTGATGCCTCGCACGTAAAGCCGTGCCTCCGCTGCCGTCATAATCGCCACAGTTTAGCCCTCAGTCGCTTTTTTCTTGGGCTTAGTGGTCTTAGCCTTTGTAAGCCACGCGGGCGGTTCTACGCCCTCTGGAAGGTCCAGATCACGAGACTCACCCGCTGTCCAGTGTACGCCCGTGGGGAATGTTCCCCGCTGTGATGCTGTGTACTTCATTTGTCCGCCTTTTTGGCTTTAGAAGCCCCGCCCCGCTTAGTCGGTGACTTCACGGCGCGGGTTTTCTTTGGTGCGGCAACTGCCGACCCTACAGCCTCAAAGGCATCTCCAAAGTCGGCTTGCAAACGCTGGGCATCTGCATCGCTAACGGTCTTTTCATCGCCAGGGTTCCACACTCCGGTAGAACCTCTGTAGATTGCAGTATGGGGGAAACCTTTGAATTTCAGGGTCGGCATTGTTTACCTCTCTACGCTGTTAGGTTGAATGCAAAAGCAACGGTTTTGCTGCTCTCTTCCATGCACTTGAAGATGGTCCTCCGGGTCGCGACCACTTCAACGGCACCATTCACGACCTCGCGGTCGATGTCAATTGTAAGTGGCTTATAGTTTGCCATCATATACGCGTCCCGATTCACCAAGAGATACCCGGTTTGCGTTTTGGTGCTGTTGTCGTACACACCCGAAGCGTTGAGATCGGCCGTCAGATAGTCGCTCACAATCACCGGAGCCCCTGCGATAACAGCGACTTGACCGGTCAATACCGAGGCCTGGGGCCCAATCTTGTCGATCGTGGCTACCTCATCAATCGCAAGCAAGTACTTCAGGTAGTACTCAGGCGAGCAGATGAACGCCATGTTTGACCCGATACCATGAGCGCCGTCCATAAGTGCGCGGGTTTCAAGAATGCCGTCATATTGAAGACTATCACCGCTGGCACTACGGTTTGCACCGGTATCAAACGCCTGAGCCCGAAGACCCAAGAACGCCTTCCGGTGATCCTTTGCATCGCCCAGCGCGCCTGTCGCCCACCGAGAACGGGGATTCCAGTTCGCGATATCATCCATATGGGTTCCCGCCGTGTCACCGTTGATAATTGCGTCCTCAACGGCAGACGCGATGGCATCGGCCAAAGAATTCCGCGCGTAGTCGAGACCCGCCACGACCGAATCTGTCGACGCGTCTTCGTCTACGGTGATCCGTGCCGCGATACTCTTGGCTGTTAGGCTGACTTGGCTCGTCACGTCGTCTGTTGCTGTGATGGTGCCATAAGTGGCGCCTGTCTTCACGTAGGGTGTGGCTTTCAAGGTCAAGAAAGGAAGGCGGATTTCTTTCGTGGTCATCGCCATGGTTGGGAACAAAGCCTCAACCGCGCGCGGTGTGTACAGCTTGGAAACCAAGTTCGGAAGCAGCAAATCGGGGATCCACTCCGCCCCAACTCCGGCGCTGTCGCTGAATGCCTTGCGGACTTCAACGGGTGCAGACTTCATGTGCGCGTTGAGTTTGGCGTCCAACTGGGGAACAGATCCGGACTTGGTCATCAACTTGGCCAGGTTGCGATCGTCAACCAACTGCTTGAACTCTTGGTGCCACTCACCACGGTCGGTGGTGTCGGTTGCCATGCCGGCCACATCGAGCGATCCGTCTTGCTTCACGAACTGACGCAGGGTGGCTTCCTTTTCGCTCACAGTGTGAACCTTTGGCGCCGCCATTTCTGCGATCTTCTGTTGTGCGTCTTTGAGATCCGCCGCCATCTTTTCGATCACGTTTTCGCTCAGATCGCGGTTCGCTTCTGCGAGCCTCTTTTGTTCCGATTTGATATCTGCCAGGACCTTGATTGCGTCCGCTTTGCTTTCGATTTCCACGTTTGTCTCCAATGTGGGTGCGGGCTATTCGCCCTGGGTAAAAAGTGCCCCGAAGTCGTCAGACTCCGAAGCGGGGGTTGAATCGTTGAGAAATAGATCGAGCCCGTCCTGTACTTGCTCATCGTCTGAACTGGCGAACAGTGCCAGCAACTCATCACGGACCACGGATCGAAGCTTGCGATCGTCGTCTTCGTCGTCGTCACCGTAGCCGCCATAGCCTTCCGCTTCTGGCTCTTCCGGTGCCATGTCGTGTTCGGCTTTCGCGTATGTGATGGTGTACGTGTCCTCGGTCTCTTCCACGTTGATGATATGCTTGGCTTTCGGTGCCATGCTTGCCGGCGGTAGCGGCATCTTGACCGCTTCGGGCTCAAGCCCCCAACGCTTCGCACGTACTGCGAGCGCCTGGGGGTTAGCGGGTATCGCAACGGCGGAGACTTCAAGCAAGCTGTTTTCTGTCATGTACGAGCCCGCGCTTTTTTCGCTGTACGCTGGATGGTCTTTCGGCAGTTGTGACCGGGGGGTCACTTTCCCAGGCGCGAAGCCCACCGAAAACGCGGACATAAAGCCCTCACGGTACTGGTTCGCCAGTCGTTGTCCGAGCGGGTTTGATTCGTGCTCGTCAAACTTCACGCGCATCATCAACGTATCACCGACCAGATCGATCTCGACTGCCTTTCCGACCACGGGCCCCTCGTAGTCGTGAGCGTGCATAATCACCGGCGAACGCCGAAAATCGTCCAGCTTCCACGAAGGGGCTACCACGTCGTCCATCCGGTCTGGATCGGGCGTACTGGCTACCGCTGTGATGGTGCCGTCGTCGCTGGCTTCCGCCTTGCATATCATTGTCTTGAATACGTGTTTCATTTGACCACCCTTCCGATCATTGTGCATCGGCAGTTAATGTCGAGCGAACCCACACCGAACAGCCCCGGAGCGTCCGCCGTTGCGCCTTGATAGCTGAACTGCGCCGCGCTTGGAACCTTCGTTCCGTCCAGCTCTTGG